GCCGCGAGTCTAGCAGCTAAAGCATGGACAAATGACGGATGAAATAAATCAGTATTAGTTATTTGGACGATAAATATACAATGTACTACTTCCTCTCTTGCAAGGATAAACTGACCTTCTCTTATCCAGTCAGCATTATGGGCACCCCTGACCGTCTCAGCTACTTGACTAAACAAAGTAGCACCGATATTCTGCGGTCTAAATACCCTATGTACAGTTAATACATCACTTGGGATCAGAAATCGATTAGAAAATCCAAACACAGGCTGTGTACCATCTGGAGTTAATATTTGCCGTCTGATCGCAAAATTCCAGGCATTGTCCGCAAGTACCTTATCACGGGATAGAGCAAAATTAGCATTCATGACAATCGCTTCATTTTGATTGTCACCCAAAGCATTGATTAAATTCTGACCCATCCAAGATAGGGCAAGATTTACTATTTGTACTTGGTTAGCCATTATACCTCCGTAGCCACCACCTTACCGAATATGCCAGTTATTTCCGTAATTATTGGCTTATCTTGTGTTATCTTCAAATCTCCCTCGCCAGAACCCAAATCTACAATCTCTGTATCACCGGTAATTAGTGGCTCACCTTCACCCATGGGCGATGCTGGAGTACGATCCTTAGCTGGTATACCCTCAATTAAAGGTACTGGAGAGTCATTAAGTCTCGCAAAGACCTTATTCCACCTACGCTTAGTTACTTGAGACGTGCCTCTCTGACTAACTCCCTCAAGTGATAGCAATTGGCAATCATTATTATAAAATAGCCCTAAATAGGCTGTTAATCCTGCCGCCCACTCTTCAAGTGGGCTTGAAACTCCCGCAATTACTGTAACATTTGGGTGTACAGTATAGGAAAATTCTAAAGTGTTGGGGTCTAGACGCTCAACCACAACATTTATACTCTGATCTGTTAATTCATCGATATCTGAACATGTACGAGTAACAGGATCAATTGAACGAATCGCGAATGAGTCCAATGATGGTTTCAATCCAGTTTCAAAACCTAATAACTCATGGCCGGGTTTTTGTGTACCTGGAAATCCGACCCGATTAACAATCATCCAGAGTTTTGCACCCGCCGATGTGTTAATTTTAGTTATATCCATAATTTGATTTGTGGCCTGGATATTATTTGGACTCTGATTTCCTAATCCGGGCCTAGATTCATCACCCGATAGCCTATTTCCATTAAATGAAGTTGTGTAACGCCACCATCCAATAACTTGCTCCGGGTAAAAGAAAGTAGCCATACCCATTGTACCATCAGCTAGCAGAAAACATGCCTGATATCCCGGTTCATCAAGATAAACCATCCGACGAACAGCAAAACCAAAAATGTCTTGTGCTAACAGACTTAATTCCTTACCATCCCAACCAAAATTAGTACCACCTTCATCAGCAAATGTTCTTATCCTTTTCCGACTATTTGATGTGTAAACCATATCACGACCAACGGCTATAGGTTGTACGCAATTTGATCCCCAATCCGTTTGCTTCGGAAATGCAAAATCATCAAAAGCAATAACACCTTGTTGTGATGTGCCTATTACTTCAGATATATCAGTAAGTATTACTAACTCTTTTCTACTAGTCAAGGTCTCAATATTTCCAGACGATGATAGTGGAAACAAAAGTGGGTCATCTTTAGAGGCTGGAGCTACATTATTAAAATCTCGATAATTACCAGATCTTGATGCCCACAAAGTAGCTGGGTTATTAGGAGAACCACCTAACCAGAGTCTTCCCTCATGGAAAGCACACGAAACTGGAAAATTACCCGGTGCCCATAAATTAGGTGTTGGGGCTATAAATGGAGTTGGTAATAGGATAGTGGAAAGTGCCTCAAATGTCCACTCACCAACATCGAGTCTTAATCTTTGAGTCTCAACCTCTGGATGCGTAAAATATGCTACTTTTTCACCCGGGTCCATACAAAATTGTAAACACTCCAATTGCGCCGCCGTATAAGGTGACACAAATTCAACCGTTGACCCTGACCCACCTGCTAGTGGTGCGGTCCAATTTATTACTCGTAAATCTATTGTTAAACCTGGATTAAACGCTGGTGAGAACGCTAATCGAGGTACAACCGGAGTAGTACCGGTCCAAAAAAGCCCAATTGATATAAATAGAGAATTATTACCAGCACCTGGAATAAAATTAAAAACAGTAATTTGATATGATATGTCAAAGCCAATGACAATATCACTTGTAAAAACATCAGCCGCACCTTTAGTCGTACCAACTGATACTCTTATAACAGGATCGGCAAGTGGTAAACCTCCTAGTGAATTTACTTCATCAGGTCCAAATATAGTTTGCCACTCAATAATCAATTCATTAAGCAAAAGCTCAGAGCCAGCTGGAATAATAATCGGGGCTATGGCACTATTTTCATGTGCAATACCATGGAACCCGTTAGGTCCATCAGTCGGAATCCCACCCGCCTGGATTGGCGGATTTGCGGGATTATTTGTAAATGCCTGTAGTTTAATAAACGCTGTCGGGAGACCTTGAAAAAAGGGACCAGCAAAATCGGTGGGATCACCTGTGATAAAGTGCGGGGGGCTTCGACCCGGGTCAGTGTTAAAGACAGATTTATCCCGGTCTAACTCCCAAACTGAACTTGGAAATCCCCCAGTGTAAAAAGGATCAGGAATTAAATTACCTGAAACACCGCCAACGATCGGTGCACCAGTAATAGAATTGCGGAGAATTATAGTATCATCGCCAACTTCAATGATAACATCTTCATCCAGGCCACGTTGAAATGTAAATGAACGTAAACCTTGGGCACCGGGTTGGCCTGATGCCCAATTATCAGGGTCTACTGCCTCGATAAATTCGGAACCTTCGCGCATACGAATTGGCCCCTGGACTAACGGGTACCAATTTCTAGCCCGTTTTAAGCCAGCCCCGTAAGCTTCCGACGACACACGACTACGTATCCGTGGATCAATTTCCCCGGAAGAAAAGGATTCTTGAATTGGTGACAAACGGGCCATTAGGTACCCGCATCAATCTTAGCTCTAATTGCGGTCCGCAACCCAGCAAACGTACGATCCGGAAGCGAATGTAAGGTACGAAGGATATTAAATTCATCCGGGAGCAATTCAACCAGAGCTACTAAAACTCGCTCAACATCAAGCGAACTTTTAGCACCATCCTTTTCAGCGGTAAGTCTTGTCGCAGCAAGCGCCGCATCAATTGTCGCTTGTTCCCCCACACTTACAATACCAAGTTCCTCCTGCCCCTCAGGATTTGTAGCACCTGTGATGAACCAGAACCGTATCGGTTGACCTAATACTGCGGTCAAATCTGGGTTAATAACCCAATCAACGACCGAAAAATTGGGCGTATGTGCCGACGGAATAAACTCACCCGTGGTTCTATTGAATACGTCTGCCATTACAACCTTCTCCTAAAACTTAGTCCACCATCTTCCACATACGCTGGAACTGGTGCGCCATTTGCTGCTGAAAAAGCAATCTTTGCCGGTCCGATATCAACTGGATTAACAGCACTAGTTAATATACCCAATGCCCCCTCATTTAATCGTGTACGAAGTTCTAAACCATCAACAATTCCGTCATGCCCACGTGCAGCGACTATTGTCTGCATTTCCGCTGGGCTTAGTATACGGCTATAAACACGTACGTCTGCGTGATCTGCGTCAGATGTATTGCCGCCACCATGCTGTCCACCGATCGCGAAAAGTCCAGTTGATGCAAATAAACTACCCACATGTACAGCACTTGCATCTAAGACGCCATTAAGCCAAAAGTCCAGGTCTGTTCCATCATACATCAATGCCATATGATTCCATACACCGATAGTTATAGCGGTACCGCTGCTCGTACTATTCTGGTCTGCACCAGTTAATGAAATACGTGACCGCATGTTTATCGGCCCGGTTGCTGCCGACATACGGTGACAACGATTAGCCGCACCATTCCAAACAGACAAAGTCGTATTACCAGTATCCGCTCTCCAGCGAATCCAGCCCATAACCGCGATCGGATCGGCTACTAACGCGGCAGCATTGGCAAAATCTACCGATGCTCCGTTTACATCATCCGATGCAATTCCCATTATGTGAAACTTACCCTAATGCTCAGTAAGGCGTAATCACCTGTTAAATTAGTACCAGCAGCTGGGATTACTCGGGTCCATTCAAATTGGACATAATCACCTGCAGCTAAACCGAGACTCGCTACGGTTACAGATTGAGAATCTTTTTGGAAATTCTCATTCAGCGGTATATCAAAATTAGTAAGATTAAGCCCAGCCCATGGAGGGGCCGAAACTGCGCCATCATCTGGAATGTCACGAAGATTGGCCCGAAAGCGCACAACACGGGCCGCTCCCGGTGCAGTTTCCGCTCGACCCATGAACTCAAATACTATATTAGTTGCACCTTTGGGGATTACGAA